TGACCATTCCATTGTCGCCCAAGTTCTCTCAGATATGTATGTACAAATCTGGGAGTCATTGCTGGTATGTTATTTATTGTGTTCATTCTTTTTGTAAATATGAAATAAAAGCATCATAGGAATTAATCTCTTCGCGAGCAATCATATCTCGAATTTTCATCTGTTCAGAAAAGTCCAGTTTTATAAATATACCTTCCTGCATTGCTTGTGCTATCTTCCTACTATCTTCTGGTGTCATTGTAATACATTTAAAATTGAACGATTGATCACAACCCAATAACTATTTCCTCCCATAGCCATATTAGGAATTTCAATAACATCATATCCTTTTAATACAGCATATCTTCCTGGATCTGAAGCAAAGTTTTTGAAAGACATCCAGATGGAAGCTTCCTCCTCAGTAATCTTCCCCGCCTCCACCAATTTATTTATCTTACTAAATCCAACCTCTTTCCCTACTTCATCTGACCATACTTCCATTTCTGCTCGTAGGTTATCCCACTTAATTACTTTAGCATTACTTGGTAATTTCATTCTAATCAAATTAGCATCCTCCCCCAATGCAAAACCTTTTGCAGAACGATATCCTGCTTGAGCATCGACTCCTCCCACAAAATAATGTCCACTTCCATATACCCCAGTTCCCCCGTAATATTTCCCTGTTTTGAAAGCACTCACGTATTCACTTTGTGTCACCCCTCTAAATAACACATTTCCTTCAAGTTTATCAAAAGCTGCTTGGGAAAGTACGTTTGGCGTTCCATCTATTCCCCTCAATTCTACTAATTTCTCCAACCAACTATCAGCCAATTTAGAACCTCCTTCCACCAGTTCTGCTGAACGAGTAGATGATTGTTTAAGGATGTCATATAATTTCCTATCCTTTTCTATATTAGGATGTGTCATATCAATTTTCTTAGGCTCAATTTCTTCTCCTACCTCTCCTCCCAAATAAGGCAAAGCCACACACCGACATTGCGGGTGTAATGGTATCATCGGTTCAATTTCATCCAATGTGTAAATAATATTATTTCCATTTGAATCTTTTGTTTTTTCTTCACATTTTTTACAAACCCTATCGTCTCCTGCCGTAACCCACTCAGCCTGTACATACACCCCCTCCAACGCCCAATTACGATACTCCTGAATGGTCGCCTGATGATGGGCTCGTATGATTTCAGTACGTGCCAGGATTTCTGCCCGTCTACGGGCTGGAATAAACCTTCCCAGTGTATCTGTAATGCCCAACTCACCCATTCCAGTACCATTAATTACACTGACCAGTTTCCGAGCCAGTAACCGTGGATTGTCCCCATCGGCAATGCCCTGTGCCAGAATACGACTAATCTGTTGATCCATTATGGCAGTAATACCTTTCAACTCTGAAAACACCCGGCTGTACAACAACCCCAACCGATCAATGTGAAACGGGGTTGACATTGAAATTATAATTCCTCCTGTTGCATCGATGTCAGGAACACTGAACCCAGCTTTCTTCAATTCATATCGTGCCCGGATCACTCCACGCTTGTACGAATCAAACACATATCGGTTTGTCCATGCTCCTTCAATACCCACTCCAACCTGTTCAATGGTACGCACCTCTAACCACCCACGTTCCTGTTGTATTTCTAACCAACGTATAAATGCCTCAACCTTATCCGCACTACGTGGAAAGGCAAACTGCCCCGCTCCGGGGGAGGTCAACTGGAATGTACGGACTGTTCCAGGACGCAACCCAAAACAATCCTCTTCATCTACTGCCCGTCGTATGACAGTGGTCAGCTCATCAAACCTACGTCTCACATCCCGAACAAACATATTACGCAACACCGTGGTGCGGGTTGGATCGTACGTATTAATGTTAATGCTGGTATGTGTTGTCGTTTTCATTTTTTAATCACCCCTTCAGATATTAACTTGGTAAAAAAAGCACGTCCCTCTGAAGAAAAAACCTCTGATGTCTTTATACTGTACCCACTTTTTACTTCAGATGTTAATTTTTTCACCAAAAAACTCCCAATCCCTTTTCTTTTCAGTTGATCATCCACACGAATCAAAGTAATCTCGAATACTTTATTTCTTTCTCGATACGCTCCGTGTATGTGAGCTGAAGCTCCTCCTACTTCTAAAACTTTACCATCTGCAAACTTCCCTACGATCGGATAATTAATATCAATGTTTATATAAGCATTCGAAGTATTTGCTGGATCTTCTTTATCTATTTTAAGAGTCGGTTCCCCTCTTTCAAATTCTACATTTTCACTAACCACATCCAAATAATCCGATTCAATCTGAATCTTTTTTATTTCAGTCCAATCCCCTTGTAATTCTCCTCCACCACCTCCTGAACCTCCAACCTCACCAGGACGACCTTCGTGACCAAAATTACCTGATCCTTTACCTCCTTGAGTAATCATCCCCTGTTCCTGTTGTTCTTTCAACAAAGCAGCTTCCTCCTCTGGTGTAGGACGATTTTTCTCCTCTTCCTTCATGTGAGATTCCAACTGTTCCTGTATCAATTCAACTTCCTCTTCTGTCAGACCAAGAAACTTCTCCAGGAATGCATCCGGTGGAACAATGCCTTCAGCCATAGGTGATGCGGCATATTTAGCCAGTGCCTCGGCACGTCCTTTACCAATCTCAACCTTATCCTTTTCACTCGGGGCAAACAGATCCTGCCACTTCACATAGTATTCCCCTTCAACAACAGGTTTTGGTAACACCCCGTATTTTATCAGCCGGTCAACAAACGGACGTACCACACGTGGTTCAGCATACTCCTCCCTGCGGGATTGTACAAACGAATTCCATTCCTCCTGATCCTGGGTGGATGACAATTCTCCACGCTCACTACCAGTCAGTATTCGTTTCGGTATACCGGTAACGGCAGAAATCATCTGCATCTGTATGTCCACATGGTTTTTAGGATCCGCAATTTGTGAAGCCAATGAGTGTAAATCAAGTCCTTCACTTACCAGTATTCGTCTCAGATTGTGTTCATACTCATCAATCTGGTTTATGAGATCTGCCTTTGTATCTGCTGTCATGGTAAAATCTTGATCCAGTTTGCCTTGAAACCCAGGACGTGCCCCACGCCAAAACATCTCGGCATCTCCACCGACCAGCTTCTCCAAATCCATCAACCTGTTATACACCGCTTGCAAACGTGGAGTGCCGTCAACTTCTGATTCCAACATTTCATCAACTATGTGAATAACCCGGCTCCAATGTACAGCAAGCACCGAACTGGTATTGCTCGTGGCATCTGTAATTGTTATTTCATATTCCAAAGGCATGCCATAACGTTCATTGGCAGTATGGGATTCCCACTTGGTAATCTTGGCATGGTTTTGTCCCAATGGTTTCACATACAATAACTTTTTACCAGCCCCAACAACCGGAGTGGCATAGTCTTCTCTTTTGCGTACATCACTCAACCCCAGTAACAACACTCCATAATTACCAATACCAGTCAGTTTGTCCAATCGCATTAACCGAGATTTGATGCCAAGCCGATCGTCCAGTGCCTTCCATTCCTTTTCCAGGGATGTTTCCTTGTCATCATCTGATTCAACAATCTCCAGTGGTCCACGCCACGTTACTTTCACCGGACGGTCAATGATGGCACGAGCAATGTCCAGACGGGAATACTTGACGTAAAAATCCGCATAGGTCAAATCTACCGGGTATCCCAGGGCCTGGTACAAATCCCTGTCCGTGCCGTATTGGTAACCAAGTTTTGCTGCCAATACTGCCCGATTGACCACCTCACTGAAAGTCTGTAACTGCTGAGGGGTCATCTGCCCATTCCCACCATCAGGGGAACGGGTACGCTTGACGGTCTTTTCACTTTCACCCATTGTTATTGTTATTTCCCATTCCTGATCATTTCATTCTTATCGGATGAACCTTTGCTGGATCCAAAAAAGTAATTGGCAACTCCAACTGTGATTGTTCCCAACACTCCCACCATTGCATTCAGGACGGGGTTGTCAGCAGGTTGTTGATAAATGAGCAGGGTGAGTGTGGCAAAAAATGCCAACACTACCAACGCTCCCAATACATACTGATAAATCTCTTTCCAGGTTTTCATAGCTTTACGTTTTTATGTTGAATCGTTTGGTTCTCTTAATACAATACCATATTTGTCCATTTTTTTCTCCATTGTCCTGTACCAATTCACTTTGTTCATTCCCCAACTCACTAATCCAATTAAAATAAGCAGGGCTACCAGGATTTTGTACTTGTGACTCCATATCCCAGTCATAATGTGTCGATGGGTACGACAAGCTGATGCAGACTTCTGCAACTGAAGTATTTGATTCTCGTGACTCTGTAACATCCCGTTCTGCCGCTCGTTGTGTTCCATGATCTTGTCCACTTTCACAGCAACCTTACTGGTTTCACTTTCCAGTGTCACCATCAAAGCCTGGTTGTTGGATTTCATGAAGTCCTTCAAATCATTCTTCAGTTCCCGATTCTTTTCATCCAGTGTCTTTAGTATTTCTACATCTGTCATGCTCATATTTGTTCGATTTAAGAGATTATTTACACACCACCCTTAAATCAGTCTGCTCATTTGATCACTTCACCCCCCAGCTTCCCTATCACTTTTTTGAACTCCCGTTTCTCCGGAATTGTTACCGGTGCAGTATACTTCCCGTCAACAATCTTTATCAGTTTCATTTTGCCTGACACAACCCCGTACACTTCCCGGTAAACAATAACGTCCATCCACTCAAAGCCCCTGATGTAACCTTTGTAAGTGATGACCAGGTTAGCCCCATCAATATCAACGCTCAACACTTCCTGTGAGTAATACAGGTAAGGACTGACGACGGTTGCCGGGTCTGGTTTGGGAACGTTAACAATAACCATAGAATCCCCTATCATTATGGTATCTGTAGGGATGTGAATTAATGTCAAATCCGGTTCCAATGGAATAACTGTATTATCAAACTTCTCCCAGGTTTGAGAAAAGCAATTACCCAATACAAAAGTGAGTAAAGTGAGAATCATTAATTTTTTCATGTTCTTATTTGTTAGTTTATGCTGCCATTTTAAATTCTTCTTCTTTTCGTCTGATGTTCGGGATGAGTAATATGATCAACCATAAACACTCTGAAATTACACCTGCCCCAATATAGTCCATGTAAGTTTCAATTGCATTTGTGAAGTTTGTAACCTCTGAATTTCCAGCCTCATCTAACCCACCACCAACGAATCCACAGGCTATTTGTCTTGGTGATAAGGCGGAAGGTGGGATTCCCCTTGATAAAAAAGTAAATTCCATATTGGGTATTCCCGTAGAAGCCATCGCAACAGTAGCAATTAATGCGCTGTTTTTATACAATGATCTATTTGCGGCCACAATTCTATTTCCTATATAAAACCCAATAGAATTAGGGGTTGCACCAAAACCACTCGCCACACCATCATTTAATGTTAAAAAAGCAGTTCCGCCATTTCTTCCTAATATATAAGCCCTATCGGCAGCCGATCCACCAAAATCGGAATGCAATCCATTCGCATCTGTTCTTGTATAATGCCCAATACTTGCATTATTTTGAGCATAATTTATAGCATGAAGTGTGGGATTATACTGAGTTCTTAGATATTTCGAAATCCCATCCCCCGTCCATCCACGATAAGCGGTGAAATCGCCCGCAACAAGATTCACGGGAATAAGATCAAACGTACCGGGGTTAATCCAGTTTATTAATGAATTTGCCCATGTATTGTTACTCAAAATATAAAGGACATCCAACTTCGCCCAGATACCATAAGTAATCAAATCCCTCACCATTTTGTCCTGCCTCATCGCAGTATCAGCAGCAGGTTTCAAGTCATAAGCATCATACACGGCTTGGTATTCTGAACAGAACCCGGTGTGAACGGTTACACTATCATAAGTAAGCACTTTACCCTCATACTCCAACACCCTCTGCCCAAACCCGACAAAGGTAATCAGTAAAGCTAAAAACAGTGTGGTTAGTCTTTTCATGATTTATTGTGCTAAGTGACTTATCATCTGCCAGTTCGAGCCATCCCAAACAACTACAACAATCTGCCCCGCTTCGATATCTCCGGTTGCCAGTACCTGATCGTTCATTTTGAGTATTGCATCAACATCCCCAACACTGGTAATTTCCAGAGTAGCCCCATCGGTGTTCGTTGTATTGGCTTTGAACGTAACCATCATTCCCTCGACAAGGGCAGTAATACCAGGAATGTCCACTTCGTAGTCGTCATCTGATTGAGCATCGGCTGCGTAGTTGTAAGATCCGGTTGTTACCAGATTTCCTTCAACCTTTACTACGGTCTCAACCAAAAACAATGTGTCTGCTGCCTCGTTGTGTATCTGTGCCCCGTTATCAAACTCAAGGGTGTCCCCTATGTCAATGTCATCGGTGATGTCCAGGTAATCCACTGCCAGTTCGTCAATGGTAATGGTGCTGATGTCTACTGTTTCCGTAGTGTCAACATTACCTGTACTGCCTGTGGATAACACCACGAGATTGTCCGAAGCCAGATCATTGATATTTAATGTGTCGTATACGGTTACTTTTGTCTTGCCTCCACCTTCAGCAATTCGGATTCCTTCAACTGCCCCGGCTATAAGGGAGAGGGAGTCTGCTCCTGCGGAACCGATGCCTGTATTAGGATCCACCCCAGCTGGTAAAAATACTGGATTTATCGAACTCGGGGTTTCATTTGCTAATCTAAGATTTGTACTGGAATAGAAATCCATATATGTAGATGTAAATCGTAAAGATGCTACTCCCTCTAAAGCTCCCATTAAAACATTATCTTCACTCTCATAAAACCCAGTATTCCCATCCCCAAATGCCAACCCAGGTCTTGTAGCAGTACTATGTATGTTTGGATCTACGATCAACTGCGGGTCGGTAGAGGTATGTTTCATAAGGGCAACCGTATCCGAGTCAACTACAAACTGGATTGTGTCCCCATCCCCGGTGAGGTACGTTGAGTCCCCACTGAAAAACAAGGTATCCAAATCAACTGACACCCATGTGCTGTCAATGTAGGTCTTGTCCAGGTTGATCACCGCCTGCCCCATCCCCACCAACGAGAACAGAGCCAATGAAAACAATAATAGTAGTTTTTTCATAGCCGTCACTTTTTTGACAGTTTATAATGGGTTGTCCCGGATGTACAGGAATTGACCGTGAGCTTCAGGGCCAGGAACCGGAATGAGAAGTTACTTTTTTCAAAAGCCACCGTACTGTCTACCAGTGTGAATGGTAACCGGTCATCATCCAGACGATTAAACACCGAGCCGTCAGCTATGTTCACCCCGGCAAGATCCAGTGTGGCGTCCACATCATCCAGGGCACTGTAATCCACCTCCAGCCCCCAGTTGTAAATGTCGAACATGGGTATGTAAACAGTGGTATCCACCCCGGCCGGGAAAACAATAGAGTCAGTGTACACCCGTTGGGCATTCATACACAAAGGTACAAACACCAGTAATAAAAACAATAATCTTTTCATGATCGTTATATTTTAAATTGTCAATGCAATTAATAATGTAGCCACTTTTGACCATAACAGAAACATCCCTCCACCTGTGGTGTCGGGCGTCTGTCCAAACCAACCGAGAAACTTCCTCATCCACCGGTCAGTCCATTTTGTGGTACCAATATAGTTCCAGGGCAAACAATGTCCATCAACCAATCGTACCTTATTATACACGAGGTCAAACCCAGCATACCTCAACAATGAATACTGAATCAGGGCCTGCCATTGAACATCCAGCCAAACCATTCCAACCAATACCAGAGCGATGAACCCAACGTTGATCCATCCGCTCAGATACTTCTTACTGTTATCGTACATAGCATTCATGAAGGCTTCCAATGCCACCATTCCTGCCAGTATCAGTAACACTCCTATTTCAACCAGTATTTTCATTTTGCATATGATTTATACAGTTCCAAAGTGAAGTCACCATCTGGCCACTTTTTCCTATTATAAACATAAAGCAATCTCCAGAAAATCAACCTTACCAGATACGGGCAATACCATATCCAGCTAAGTACCCACCAATAAATGTCTTTCTTTTTCATTTTTATCATTTTAATTTAAACTATCAATACCGGCTCCCGGTTGCCCTTGCATGGTATTGATCTTGGAGCATACATCTTACCATTACTGATAAGAAGCCCTGTTGTCTGGCAAGACAGACTCAATCGTAGGGAGCTCTCATCTGCTGGAACTATCCAGCTTAGCATATTTTCATTCATTTCTGTTACTTACTCAGCATCAATGTATGATGTTTGCAACTCAACCATAACCAATCTCCGTACACCTGGTACTGATATCGCTGTGTGTAATTATGCAGGACGGCAATCTCCACTGAATCCTGCCACGTCCTCCATGTGAACTGTTCAATGGTAAACTTAACGCTGTCCGGATCGGTTATTGTCCCTGTAAAATCACTGTCAAACACGAACAACCACCCTGGGTTGAATTGCAAGTTTGTGCCCAATACTGTTTTCTCCACGCACTGCCATTCCCCTATCAACCCGCACACGTTCTCCTGTTCACAACTGAACAGGCAAAACAACATTAAAAATACAACCTTCTTCATTCTACCAATTGAACCCGAATACTGTTTGCCCGTCTATGTAATGACCGGCTTCTTTCACCCCGGCACGCCAACGTATGCCTGCCCCACGCCCCTCGATCTTCATGTAGGTAATGGTGCTGTACTCGGCATAATCTGTCCACGTGGTGTCACCTGGGGCCTTGAACTGAACAGTCACAATCATATTCCCACTACCACGTACGGTAAAATACAACTCATCCACCCGTTGCCGGCGTGGACTGACCTCGTTGGTATAGTACCCAGCAGCACTGGGGGCAGCATTCACTGTTGCATATTCGTAATAATCGTCACTCGTTTTGCTGTTTGCCATCTTGTTTTGGGTTTAATATGAACTTTTCATACAGGGACACATTCTGAGCATTGATCCCTTCTTTTTCATCCAGCTTTTTCAACTCGGTTACAATAAGGGCATGAGCTGCTGCCCCGATCATAACGTCTTTTTCCCGAACCTTGCTTCCATCCCATGTAATGAAATCAGTACCATCCGCTTTTGGAGTGGTTTTTATTCCCCACTCTTTGATTTCTTTCTCGTTGAAAGATAACTCAGAACGCAGATCATTGATGATCCGATAGTTGATGTAATTACCCGTCTGGGGCAGAATGCCCTGCAGGGTGATACGTTCAATAATGTTTAGTTTCATGATTGTAAAGTTTTTGTTTGATTAACAAAATTGTGTTTCTTTTTTTATGTACCGTACAGACGAATCAAGAACTTGCCAGCGCTGTATGCTCCGGCGGTGTCCCCATTACCAGCTGTAAGATATATGTAACCGTTTGCCGATGGCAGCGCACTTGCATACTTGACATCCCCTGCTGCCCATGGATCACCACGCTCGTACAAGAGGGTTTCCACTAAATCTTCCACACTGGAATTGTATGCCCCTGAACCCACCGTGGCCGAGTAAAAGTCAATGTCATCATCCCCCGTGGCAGGTGTTTCCAAACAGATTATCTCCATGGCGACGATCGTCCCATGATTTGCTGCGGTTATCTGCCCCACATTCGCTCCACCACCAGCAGCTTCCCCGATGATGTATTTAACTGTACCCGCAGATGTTACAGCGGCATCCCCCAGGTCTATGTACAACTCAGTGACGAACATCCCTGCAGAGCCTCGCTTACCGAATGGAACCCATTTTACACCACCTGCTGTATCAAACCCTGCCCCAGGTGCGGTAACGGGCATATCTATAACAATTGCCGACTCAGATGATATGTGAGTTGTCGTTGTTCCTGAAAAATACACTCCAGTTGTACAATCCCCAATATCAATGCCGGTGGTGGCTCCATCGTCTGCTATTTGAATCCCAGTAGTCCATTTAGTTGTTTCACTGCTACGTACCAACACTGCTGCCATGATTCCTGTGCCAGCCACTGATACCGTACCGGCACCACGGATGTTTACATCCACCCCAACAAACCGACAACCTGTACCAACGCTTGTGTCACCTGCTACGGTGAACGCCTGGTTGATCCCTTGTACTTCGGCAGCAGAGGTCATCGTCAATGCTCCAATCTGGGCAAAGATGTAAGCAGCCCTCAACGCTCCTGTTGTCAGGGCCTTGGTTGATCCGGTTGTACCGAGAGTTACCAATTGACTGAACGAACCACAAACAGAAGTCCCTGACGTCTGGTTGGTTGTTATTAACATCCTGCAGCGGATTGGACTTACAACCTCCCCAGCTACAGATGCTCCTCCATCATCAAAATACAATTGTACTCCAGAACTGTTATCTCCGGATCCTGAAAGCTTCAATCCAGATCCAGAAGCGCTTGCTTTGGTACCTACCTGAAAAGGAATGTATGTAGATGCCCCGCCTGACATACCAATTGCTGTAGTGAATCCTCCAGTGAAACTAATCCCTGTTACAAAGGTTGTTGCATCCAACAGTATCCCTGTGGTTACTGTACCAGATCCACTAATGGACATCCCGGTTGTTAGTGTTTTACTTGAAGACACTGACATTGCCAACCCTTCAGTCTTGCTCAGGGTGAATGCCAGTGATATGGCTGTGGTAGCATTCAGGATGTACAACCCGGTTGTTGAAAGTCCAGTAATGCTAATCCCGGTTGTGGTAGCTCCACTGATGGTCAGACCGGTTGTTACGGCCCGATCCACTGTAATGCCAGGGGTTGTACCAGTGGCAAAAAGATCCGTTTTGAAATTACGAAATCTCCCTGCATCCGGGAAACCCTTCAAAGTGTAAAAATAATCTAATACGTGTTTCATCGCTTTTTTATTAGTTAAACAGAATTAATACTAAAAACCTATCTTTATCATTCTCGTATTAGACCTGATTAGTCTATGTTGTATTTAAAAAATGTAACTTGTCCTCGTCCACTGTCCCGTGCTCCAGGTAAAACTCTTTTAACCCCGACACCCGATGGAACATCTCGGTGTACAACCCCGGTGCCTCCAACTGGCGATACCTCACCAGGGTGTCCATTTGTTGTGCCTTACCATTGTACTGGGTTCTGTTGAACGAGCTACCACGCCCTGAATTCGTCACGGTGTTCAACTCATGTTCCGAATACTTACCTCCTACCACCGTGCATACAAACTGACGGTATTGTTGATCAACAAAGAACATGTCATAATCTACCAACACCACCCGGTAGTCTCTCAGATGATTGGTCTGCCCGTAAAACTCACGGGCAATGCCCCACCATCGTCTGACCATGCCTTCCAACCTGTTAAACTTCAACTCAGTGATCGGACAATGAAGATTGTCTGCCATGTGATTGGCATACGATGCAAACCAATTTAACAGATCCCTCACCTGTAACACAACCATACAATGCTGAGGGTGGGGATGAAACTGAGCTGGAGGAGTGTTCTCCCAATCCTTCCACACTACACCGTTCAACCAGGAACGTATCATACGGGCCGTGAACACGTGCCCGGATCGTTTCATTGATATGTGATGTATGGTTGTCATGTCATCCTTCTTGCAATACGTTTGCCTGCCAGTTTGTTGAATGCTCCGCTTGATGCATCCACCTGATCCTTGTACGTGCTGAACGGGAAAAACCGGTGCTCTTCAATAAAAGCATGTACCCAGTCCCCATT